TCACACCGCTACCGCTTGATTTCTTATACCCAAAGGAGTAGAATTATAATATGAGCGATTACAAAGACTATGCCGTAACTGTAAAATACGAAGGGGAGATATACATTTCTGCCCTTGACAAAGAGGAAGCATTGGAAATGGCTAAAGCCACAATGTTAGAAGAAACTAACTTCACTATGGAGAAGTGGTTAACTTACGAGGTAGAGGAACAAGAATCAACCCTATTAAACCTTGACGGTAACTATGCAACTATGGAAGGAAGTAACTAATGACAGTAGTAGGATATGAGCAGGTAGATGTGGACGACATGGTTGATAGTCTTGATCATGTATTAAAGGGATTGATTCATGAACCCTTTTTATATAACTCTGTGTGGAAGGCTAAAGATATGATTGAGGGTATGCAATCAGAGGGGATGTTTGAATGATAGAACTAATTGAATATATTAAACTACATATCCTTAGTTTAGAACAAGACTATGAAAAGTTCTATGATAAGTATAGGGATACTTTAGAATACAAGCATGAATTAATTAATGAAATCAAAGGGCAGATCATTGCTTCCCGTCACATTTTGTCAGTGGGAGAGGGTAAAAGGAAATGAATAAGTTTGTTAAGATTAGTCATGATGACTGGTTTGATCTGTATAAACCAATTGTTAATAATATAGATACAAATAGTTCATTTGACGGCTATATGTTTGAAACTTATGGTGCTGAAGTTGAGTTTGTAAAGAAAACTAACCCTACTCATATCTGGACATATGGAGATGGTGATGACGGTGGGTCTTATATATGGAATGGCTGGTCTTTTGTTAATAGGATTGGTTATTTTGTTACTGAGGTCCCCTGCCCTATTGATAAAGATGTGCAGATTGAAGTAAGCGAGCCTGACTTGACTTGCGATTTCTGCGGTGATATAGAGGAGAGTTATGAAAACGTATGACGTTTGTTATGTACTTGACTACTGCATAGTAGTAACAACAGTAGAGATGATAGACAGTGATGACGAAGAAAGAATTAGTAAACTAGCAATCAAAAAGATGACAGATATCTACGGCAAAGAGTTCGGCACTATACTTTCATCAGCGAATCAAACCAACATTGAACTAGCACCAAACAACTACATACCACCAGCAGGTGACGCTACTGATGCAGGTATAGCAGATGAGTGATGATATAGAACCTAAAGATGTAACAATCAAAGGAGTAAGCAGCGAAGAGTCAGATGCATGGACTCGATTCATAAACATCATCCATAAAGATGAAGAGTATGAAGTAGCCCTGAGGTGGGACAGATGGGACGGTTATGATTTAGATTTCCGTAAGTCTAACAACCTAGCCTATGGTGTCAAACGACCAGACTGGTACAATGAAATGGTAGATGAACACGGCTTCTATTTCTTTGTATCATGGCTTGACAATGAGACGGTAGATTGGAACAGAAAATGACTGAACCAAGACAAGATGATGACATTGCTATAGGAAAAGGAGATACTTGTGATGACTGTAGTAACTTCATACACACATGTGAATGCTGGGAAGATAAGAATGCTGATCGAATGCATGATGAAATGTATGAGGACTAAACATTAATATAAAACGATATCAAGCAACAGTCGTAGCAAGTATGCTTGCATTCGCTAGCATGATAGGCATACCTATCAAAGGCTACGTAAAAAACATACAACAAGATGCAATAACACTGCAAATTGTTTATGTTACTCCTAAGTACTGGACTAAGTACATGTCTAAAGTATATACACGTGGCTACATGGCTATAGAATATCCACAATGGGGACGAGCAGAGTATAGATCACTGCTTAAACTATGGGGTAAAGAGTCAGCATGGAATCATGAAGCAGACAACCCTGACTCAAGCGCATACGGTGTAGCACAAGTACTGAACACCAAGCACGGGACACCAGCCCCTCTTCAGATTGAGAGGGGGCTGGTGTATATCCAACACAGGTATAGCAAGCCCTCTATCGCATGGTCACACTGGAGAAAGCACGGTTGGTATTGACATGAAATCGTATTACATTATACAATCAGAGATAGAAGTCGAAGCATCAGATGATGATATGGCTTTGGCTTTACTGCAAGATACAATAGGATTCAGCGGATTCAAAATGATTCGCTGGATAGGCACACAACTATCGGAAAGAGAGAGCAATGGCACTAACTGAAGCATACCTAAACGCATCAACAGAACGTGTGCGTAAGGAAGCATGGGTACAGGCAGGCACTGCGGTAAACGCAGGGTCTGCATCAGAAGCAGCACACCAGGCTGGACTTGATTGGACAGTTGAACTATCTAGTATGTTTACTGAACGCAAGACAGTTGTATCACCATATGAAACTCTAACTCAGAAGTTAGATATTCCTCGCCGTCAAGCAGTAGTTAAGCGTACTGAAGATGGAGAGTCAGTCATAGGTGTAGTCGGTGACAAGTACAAGATCGTACAAAACATGGAAGTATTCTCTGCATTAGATACGCTTGTTGATTCAGGTGATGCACGGTATACAGCAGCAGGTGAATACAATGGTGGCTCTAACATCTGGATGGTAATGGAATTACCAGCAGGTGTACAGGTAGCCAATGACCCACACGCTGCATTCCTATTAGTGCAGTCATCACATGACGGTTCATGCGCAGTGCGCATCCGTCCTATTATCGAACGCTTGTTCTGCTCTAATCAGATCAACCGTATCATTAAAGGTAAAAATACAAATGCCTTTACTTATGTTATGAAACATACTACTAACTCTAAGTTATCAGTATCTGACATTCGTAACATCACACAACTAACTTACAGTTCTATTGCTGAGTACGAAGCAGTAGCAAGTAACCTATTAGAACGTAAGGTTAATGAGCGTGATGTTAAGAACATCTTCAAGTCTGTATGGGCATTGCCAACTACAGTTGAAGAAACACCTGAGCACCTACTCTCACAAGGCGAGAAGCGCCAACGCACTATAGCATTGGCTGGTCGTGATTCCGCATGGAATATATATAGCCAGTCACAGACACAAGAGAACATCAGAGGTACAGCATTTGGTGTATGGCAGGCAGTGATCGAACACGCTGACCATTACGCTTCTGGTGGCTCGGAACGGCGTGCCGTTGCCACCATCAGTGGACGCAATGATCGTGTCAAAGACAAGGCGCTAACGCTTGCGCTTACAATGTAGGTTGACGTCTGTCTAACCAGCGTAACTGACATAGTTGGCTCGCAATGATACCCGAGTAAGAGTGCCGTAGTCGGTACCGCCAACAACATCTGAGCACATGTATAAACTGCTCATCAAACAACGAGAGGAAATTATGAATACAATTAATGTAGTAATGAACGGCAACACTGTAACTTATACTGAAACAGAAGTGGTAAACTTTATTGCAGACAATGTACGGATGAATGAAACCATCACTAAAGATATGGAAGGTTGGAATAAAGTACATGCAACTAAGCGTAAAGTACGTGACTTCTTCAGTGAAGGTAAATGGGATGGTGAGACATTCATTGCAACAAGAAACGAGATCAATGACTTACTCGAATCAATTGAATGCGACAAACTCCGAAGAGACTATAAAGCAACTGTTAGAATCACTGCTTATGTTACAGGATTCACAGCAGAAGATGATGATGAAGCAGCAGAATGTATAGCAGATGAGATTGATGTAAGCATATCTGGTGGTACTATAAGTGTAGATAAAATTGATGTAGATGATGTAGAGGAAGATGAGTAGCGCATACGTACCATACAATGGCACGGCAGGTTGGTCAGGCACTAACACCAGTAAAGAAAGAGCAATGCATAACGTGCGTACTGGTAAAGAATATAACAACCAACAAAAAGCGTTATACATATTAAAGAAAGCAGAGAAGCACGGCTTAACTTGGAAAGAGTTAAGCGATTTGCTTGGCATACACCACGGCACGGCAAGTGGCGTGTTGTCAGTGCTACATAAATCAGGTGCTATACTACGTACTACCCGTATCCGTAACGGGTGTAAGGTGTACATGGATATAATGTTTACCGATAAGATAGAACATGAAGTGTACGTACAGAAAGTAAAACCATGCCCACATTGCGGGCTAGATACAAACACATAATCGCTAGAGGCAGGTGGGTTTCGGCTCTCTCCTTGTCCCATCTGCCCTAGTCTAACAAGGAGATACATGTCAGAACTAATTATACCTAGAGATAGATACGGTAGACCAATGGTTGTGCCACCTAAAGGTGGTAAACCTGTACCGTACACACGCACAACTACAGTTGCAGGTAGCCTAGATGACGGCACTGCATTAGTAGCATGGAAGTTACGCATGGCTGCAACAGGATTAACACTGCGCCCCGATCTATTACTGGCTGCATCAGCAGTAAGAGAAAACAAATTAGAGATGGACAAGTTAGTTGAAGATGCAATGCAAGCAGCAGGTGCTACATCAGCAGCAACAATTGGTACTGCATTACATACACTGACTGAGAAGTTAGATAGAGGTGAAGACCTTGGTGTCATACCAGATGATTATGTTGCAGACATACAAGCATACGCTGATGCAACTAAAGACTTTACTAACGTAAACATAGAACAGTTCTGCGTGTTAGATAAGTTTAAAATTGCAGGTACACCTGATCGTATAGTTGAATACAAAGGAGAGAAATTTATCTCTGATCTAAAGACTGGTAGTATTTCCTACCCCAATAAGATTGCTATGCAGTTAGCAGTGTATGCCCACGGCTTGCCGTATGATCCTGCTACGGCAACCCGCGGTAGTTGGGGAGACATCAACACAGAGAGAGGTATCATTGTGCATATGCCAGCGGGCAGTGGTAAATGCACATTACATTTCGTTGATTTAGTCCATGGCTGGAAGGGTATACAGTTAGCAATGAAAGTAAGAACGCATAGAGATAAGAAAAACATATCCACCCCTATCAAGGAGACAGCATGACACATAGCGAAGCACCAATCAGCATCAACCTCAAGACAACAGGAGGTACGCAAATAACTTTGCGTGCATCCACACCTGATGAGTTCACTGCACTCACATCTAACATCTTTCAGATTGCAGAAGCAGTAGATGAAGTCGAAAAAGCAGTGCGTGGTACTGCTTTTAGCGTACCTACACCAGCAGCAACACCTGTTGCACCAGCAGTAGGCTATGCAGTGCAAGCACTAGGCGGTACAGTTGTTGCTGAATCATGGGCAACTGCTGCACCTATAGCACCACCAGTTGCAAGCACAGCAGGTTCACGCATGTGTCCACACGGTAGCATGACACGTATCTATGGTATGACTGGTAAGTTTGGTCCATACAAAGGTTACTTCTGTTCTGCTAAACAAGGAGACCCAAGTAAATGTACAACACAATACGTCAAGGCAGGCTCAGCAGAGTTCGCTACATTCGTAGCCGATCAAACAAAAGCATAAATGAAAACTCTACGCCGTAGTGTAGGCAAGGCAGAGGTAGGTGGCGAACCATTGCCACCACCTTTCCAAGCCTTCCAACGAGAAGGTATTATTCTTAGGCGTGCAGAGGTAACTGTAATTGCTGGCACCCCTGGTGCTGGTAAGTCAAGTATTGCATTACATATTGCAGCAAGACTAAAACAACCGACACTATATTTTTCTGCCGATACTAATGCACATACAATGGCTATGCGTTTGCTTGCACTCCGAGCAAAAATGCCCCAATCACAAGCCGAACATATGTTGAAGACACAGCCAGACACAGCCGAAGCATTGCTTCGTGAGTATGGAAATATGTACTGGTCATTTGAACCTAGCCCTACACTGAGAGATTTAGATGAAGAAGTATCTGCATTTGAAACTATGTGGGGTAGAAGTCCAACACTTATAGTAATAGATAACCTAATGGACATAGCAATAGACGGACACGAAGAGTTCGCAGGTATGCGTGCAG